CGTAACAACTTCAGTCTCCGGGCGGCCAATAATCTGAATCGTCGGATTTGGCACCAGTTTCTTTTGACCGTCCTCCACTATGAAAAGCGGCGGCGTGGACTGCTCCATGACGATGCACGGCGGGTATGCCTCGCCCCGGAAACTGGTATCCCAGTTCAGCTTTTCATAATAGGCAACAAAATTGTCGAGGTCGTGCGCGAACGCGCCCATGATTTCTGCCATTTTGATCTCCTTTCACACTTCCACGCACTCATCGGCGCGGATATTGATGCGTTTGCCGCCGGACTGGATCACATAGCCGTACCGCTTTGTGCTTGTTGGCGGGCTGTATCTTTCCGCCGGGTAGATCTGCCCGACGGC